CTGAACACCACGGCGATCAAGGAACAGAGCTTTTCTGACCTCCTCGTCCTGGGCGCCCACGCGCTCGGCGTCAACCGCATCATGGTGGTGACCGAGCCCGGCGAACTGCTGGACCTGGGCATCGCGCCGAACGATCCTCTGTATATCGCCGTCCGGGACGCCTTCAAGCAGATCCCCACGGTGACCCGCGTCTTCGTCGGTCGTCGCCACGTCGAGACCTCCCGAGTCACGGTGACAGGCGCGTCGCTTTCGGATTACGCGATCTCGGTGACGTGGCGCGATGCGGGCGGCGATATCCAGACCGCCCAGGCAACTGCGACAGGGGTGGCCAACAGCACGCCGCAGACCATCGCCACTGCGCTGGTGGCCGCGATAGCCGACACCAGTGCGCCTGTTACGGCCGTTGCCGTGGGCGCGGAAGTTTCTATCACGGCGAACCAGGCCGGGCAGGCGGTGGCCGTCGCGATCAAGGGCCGTATGCAGTTGGAGGCACCGGCCAGCACTGAGACGCCGTCCGCCGCGCTGAACGCCTGCATGCGCGAAAGCGCGGATTGGTACGGCGTGGCGCTGGCCAGCCGCGTCGAAGCGGACGTGCTGGATGCCGCTGAGTGGGTCGAATCCAACGAGCGACTGTTTGGCGTGTCCAGCGACCAGGCCGGCATCATCGATGCGGCGGTTTCCAGCGACATCGCGTCCAAGTGCCAGCTGAAGCAGTACTTCCGCACCCACGTCTGGTATCACGGCCAGGCGCGTGCAGAGGCGCTCGAGGCGGCAGTCGCTGCCAACCGGTTTACGTATTACCCGGGCGGCGAAACGTGGGCGAATGCGCGTCTGGCCGGCGTTACCTATGACAACCTGGCCGAGGGGCAGGCGCTGGCCGCACATGCCAAGAATGCCAACACGTTTGAGCAGATGCGCAATTTTGCGGTGACGCAGAACGGCAAGGTGGCGGCGGGCGAATGGATCGACGTGATCCGCGGCCGCGACTGGCTGGCCGAACAGGTCAAGATCAATGTTGCCTCCCAGCTGATCAACGCGGACGGCAAAGTGCCGTATACCGATGCGGGCATCCAGGTCATCGTGAACGGGATCCGGCAAGCGCTGATGCTCGGCCAGGCCCGGGGCCTGATCGCGCCCGATGAAATTGACGACGCGGGCCGCAAGATCCCGGGCTTCGTCATCACCGTGCCGCGCGCGGCCAGTATTTCGCCGAACGACAAAGCGAACCGAATCTTGCGGGACCTGAAATTCAGTGCCCGCCTGGCTGGCGCCATCCATGTTGCCGAAATCAAGGGCAACCTGACCTATCAACAACTGTAATCGGGGTGCAAAAGCATGTCCGTTAAAACTTACGCACCGAATCAGGTGAAGATCGTCATGGGGGCTTTGCCCCTGTCTGGCCTGGCCGAGGACACCTTTGTGACGGTGGCAGAAATCGGCGAGGGGATTGCCTCTGTCGCCGGCGTCGACGGCGAAGTCGCGCGCTCGATGTCGCGCGATTCGCGGCTGCGCATCACCATCACGCTGATGCAGACCAGCGCCAGCAATGCCGCGCTGACGGCGCTGCATCAGGCGGACAAGTCGACGGATGGCAACGGCGCCGTGCCGGTGGCAATCACCGATCTGCGCGGTACGTCGCTGCATGCCTCGGACTCGGCCTGGATCGTCAAGACTCCGGACGCCGGCTACGCGGCCAAGGTGGGCACCCGCGAGTGGGTGATCGAAACCGGGCCATCCATCAACATCGTGGGGGGTAATACCTGATGAGCGCCACCAAGGAAGTCACGATCGGCACCACGGTCTTTCGCATTTCCCGCTTTGACCCCTTTCGCCAGCTCAAGCTGCTCGGGGACTTGCAAAAGGAAGTACTGCCGGCGGCCGGTTCGATGATGGCCGCCGTGTTTGGCGGCGAGGGTGAGGCGCAGGCCAAGGACGAGCAGGCCATGCTCCAGGCGTTCCGCGACCTGTCTACCCGGCTGGGCGGCGACGCCTTGGCGGCCTGGGCCGAACGACTGATCGATCCGGAGCTGGTCACCTTCGAGCTGGCCGGCCGAGATCCGCAAAAGCTGACTGCTGCGCATCGCGGCATGGCTTTCACGGATTTCTCGGAAATCCTGGAGCTGCTGTTCCACATCCTGGAGCACAACTTCGCCGGCCCTTTGGCGCGCTGGGCCGGCCGCTTTGGTCCGGCCCGCGAGAAGCTGGCGAGTCTGTCGGGCGGTTCGACGCCGGCTTCGAACGAGAGCTGATTATCTGGCGGCCAATCCTGGCCCGCCACGTGAGCCTGGGCGCCGTCAAGCGCGGCGATGTTGATCTCCTGGACATCTTGAAGCTGAACGCTCTTATGGATGCCCAGGAGGCCGCGCAGGTGGCGGCACAAAGGAAAACGGGGTAGCAATGACTACGGTACGCGAACTGGTGACGCTCTTGCGTTACGAGGTGGACGAGTCCGGCCTGAAGAAGTATCAGCAGACTTATCAAGCTGCACAGACGGCGATGGGCGCCGCCAGCGCGAAGACCGTCCAGGCGATGCGGCAGGTTGCGGTGGGCGCGCGCGTCCATCCCAGCGTTTGGGCTCCCAAGCCTGTGCCGTCGCCGGCCATTCCCCAGCAGCGGCCGGCGCGGCCGCCTCAACCGGCTACTATTCCGGCGCCGCAGCCCGTCGTGGCGCCGGCGCGGCCGGCGGCCCCGATTGTGCCGCCCCGGGTCCCGCCGCCTGCGCCGGTAAGTACTCCAGCGCAGCCGGCCGCCCCGGCTCCCCGGATGCCGGCGCCGTCCCCTTCTTATATCGCGCCTTCGGCACCGGCACCGGCACCGACGTTTCAGCCACGCCCGGCACCGTTGGCGCCGCGAGTTCCGGCATTCCGTCCCGAGCTGGGCCGCCCCGCGTCGTTCCCGGTTGATGTGGCAGGCGCGCGGGGCAAGTTTGCCCAGATCCAGGGGGCCTATAGCGGGCTTATGGGGCGTGTCCGCGGCGGGTTGCACACGGTGCGCGAGGCTGGCATCGGCGCGTGGCAGGGGATCCGCCTGGGTATCCAGGACGCGCGCCAGGCACAGGACCGGATGACTCGGTCTCAGTGGCAAGGCGTGCGGGCAATCAAGGAGCAGCAGAGCGCATTTTCTGGCCTGCGCGGGATCATTGGCGCGGTGCTGGGCGTCTCTCTGGTCAAGCGCATCTTTGGCGGTATCGACGCCTGGGGCCAGATGGAAGCGCGGATGCGTCAGGCCACCAGCTCGGCCCAGGAATATGGGGAGGTGGACAAGGACCTTGCGCGGATCTCGCGCGTTTCCTATAAGTCCTACGCGTCGAACGCCGAGCTGTTTGTGCGCACGCGGCGCACCATGGCCGACCTGGGCAAGACGACACAAGACACGGTGGACGTCACCGAAAGTCTGTCGCTGGGCATGGCGCTTTCCAGCACCAAGGCGCAAGACCAGGAATCGGTCATTTCGTCCCTGACCAAAGCCATCATGCAGGGCAAGATGGGCATGGACGAGTACAGCACGCTCATGCGTGCAGCGCCGCGCCTGCAGGTCGCCCTAGCCGACGGCCTGGGCATCACCACGGCCGCGCTATTGGAGCAGGTGAAAGCGGGGAAGGTCACCACTGACCGGTTCCTGCCTGCATTGCAGACGCAGCTGGCCAAGATGCGTATCGAGGCCGAGAGCATGCCGGTTACCGTCGCTGACGCGATGACGGTGTGGAATGACGCCTTCGAGCGCTTCTTTGGCAAGACGCTCACCGCGGGGCGCACGGTGGTACTCGGCGTGACCAAGTCGATCGAGTTCATGGCTGACAACATTGCCACGTTGGTCAAGCTACTGGCGCTTACCGGCGCCACGTGGGGCTTGGTCAAGCTGCGTGGCTGGCTGAGGTTGGCGACGTTCCAATCCGGCGGGCTGACTCGTTCGCTGGTGGGTGCCGCACGCGCCGCCATCGGACTAGATAGTGCGATGGCATTGCGACGCGGACCGGCTGGCGCCCTGCGGATGCTCTCGCTCTGGAATCGAACCTTGGCGCCTCTTTTGCGCATGGCCGCCATCCTGACGACCATCTATTTGATCGGGGATGACATCGCCGGCTGGCTTCGCGGCGACATTTCGGTCACAGGCGAGCTGATCGGCCGGGTGGAGGAGTGGCGTGCCGAGATTGATGCGGTGAAGGGCGCGCTGGTCTACGTTAAGGACCTGCTCGGCGGTGCTGGCCAGGAGCTGGGGCCGTGGATCACGAAGTGGGGCACGCTCACCGTGCTGGCCTATGGCTTGTGGCAGATTTTGTCTCCGATCCGGGGCGTGATCATGTTCCTGGCCCGGACGGCGGTGCCGCTATTGTGGCGGGCATTCGCGATGACGCCCATCGGGCGGATCATCGCGGGCGTGTTCTTACTGGCTACCGCAATCTGGGAAATCTGGAAGAACTGGGATCAGATAAAGGCGCGAATTTCCGCGTCTTGGGAGGAACTCAAGGACAAGGCAAAGGGCTCCTTCATGGGGCCGGTGCTTGAGTACATCGAGGCGATCTGGAAGTTCTGGTCCAAGATCTTCGACGGCGTCATTGCTGCCTTCAAGGGCGATTGGGACGGGGCGATCAAAGAGTGGCGGGAAGCATTCGGCGGTCTGTGGAATTTCTTCGACGGCATCGGCGGCCGGATGATCGCAAAGATCAAGGAAATCGGAACCGCCATCCAGACCTGGATCTTGGACAAGGTCGAAGCCGCGAAGAATTGGTTCAAGGGCCTGTTGCCGGAAGGCATGGACGAAGAAACGCAGGCGATTATGACGGGGCCCAAGAGAGGCCCGCTCTTGGCTGATACGCCGGCGATGCGGGCAATCATCAACGGCGAGCCGCTGCCGCTAATCTCCGGCGGCTCAGTGGCGCAAGCCGGGGTATCCGGCGCGCGCGGTGGCGTTACGGTAGAGAACAAGACGGACATCATCATCCATGCACCCAACGCGAACCCCGACACCGTGGCGAATGCTGCGCAACGCGGCATGAGCGTCGGACGTCAGCGCACGGTCGACGCCATGTCGCGCTTTTTCGTCACGGGGGTGGAAGAGGGCCGTTAGAAATGGCGAGGGACTAGGGCATGAGTTTTGTATCCATGATCTTTGGATGGAACGGGGGCACCAGTATCGGCACGGTGCCCCTGGACGCACTCTTGAACGAAAAGACGTCGCTCAACAGCCGCGCCACCGAGTACGCGGTGGAAGACGGACCGCCGGTGACGGACCACGTGGTCCAGGAATCGGAACTGCTGACCCTTGACGGCTGGGTCACGGCCGCCGAGGTGTCGCTGCTCGGAGGCTTGGCGGCGGGCGCGGCCCGGGGGATTCGGGGCGGTGGGCCACTGGGCGGCCTGAGCGCCGGCGCTGGGCGGTCGAAGCTGATCAGCGCGAAGGATGCGTTGCGCAAGATCCACGCGGACCGGCTGCCCATCACCGTGGCCACGGGCCTGGACGTCTATGTGGACTTCGTCATGGAGCGGTGCGAGATCGGCCGAACCAACGAGGGTGGTGACCGTTTCGAGATATCGGCGGACTTCAAGCGGATCCGCAAGGTGAAGCTTCGCCAAGCTGATATCCCCCCTGAGAAAACATCAGGCAGTGCGACCGGCAAAGCGGGGCAAACCAAAACCAACGCCGGCAAGACTAACGGTGCCGAGGCGACGCCGAAGCAAAAGACGGACCTCGGAAAACTGACGGGGTGGGGCGAATGATAGTCATCCCAGTGCTGGACGCGAATGACAGCCTCACCGAGGTGGAGCTGGACGGCGTTACCTACTTCTTGCGGTTGTCGTGGAACAGCGAGGCCGAGTTGTGGGCGCTGTCGATCGAGAACGCCTACAACGAGCTGATCGTGGCGGGCATCCGCGTGGTGCCGGACACGCCACTGCTCTCCGGATATCGGCATTTGGACGTGCCAGCGGGGGAACTGGTGGCGCTGGCGCCGGACCGGCGCGACACGGTAAGCCGTGCGGCGCTGCCCACCGGAGAGGTTGTGCTGCTGTACGTCAACGCGGAGGAAATCGCAGATGGCCAGGTTTGACAGGGTCTATCGCCTGCTGGTGGGAAAAGGCGGCGCCAAGGGGGTGGAAATTCTGCCCCCCATTCGAATGACGTTCGATATTTCGAAGGACGCAGACGAGGAACCGAATGACCACACAATCCGCATCTACAACCTTGCAGCTGCCACGCGCAAGGCGTTGGAAGAGCCGGACCTCCGCTGCGTCCTGTACGCCGGATATGCGGAAGAGGCGGGCCCGTTGCTGATGGCATCGGGCAGCGTGGTCTTCGCCTACACGAAGTTTGAGCAGCCCGACGTTGTGACCGAGTTGATCGTCAAAGACGGCTTCACCGAAGTTCGGGATACAGCCGTTTCCATCGGCCTGGGATCCGGCGCCCAGGCCAGCGCCATCATCCGGGACATCGCCCGCCAGATGGGCCTGCCCCTGGTCATGGCCGACGACGTGCCTGACCGGCGCTGGCAGCAGGGCTTTTCGTTCTATGGCGCTGCGCGCACCGCGCTGCACAAGGTCACGCAGGGCACAGGCCTGGAATGGTCGATTCAGAATCAGCAGCTGCAGGTGGTCCAGCGCCGGGGAACGACGCGGCGCCAGGCCGTGGTGCTGGCGGCCGACACCGGCATGCTGGGCTATCCGGAGCGCACGCGCGAAGCGGCGCGTGAAAAGGCGAAGGTCAAGGACAAGACGACCGGCGACGACGTCAACCTTGTCAGCGCGCGCCAGCAGCGAGACGGATGGCGCGTGACGTCGTTGCTGCTGCCGACGATCAATCCGGGTGACCTGGTCAAACTTGAAAGCAGGTCGGTTGAAGCTTTCCAGCGGGTCGAGGCGGTGCGGCACACCGGTGATAGCGAGGGCGGCGACTGGCAGACCGAGCTGGAGCTTGTCGACCGATCGGCGCCGCCGAAAAAGAAGGGTAAGTCATGAGCGATATCGTCAAGGTAATTCGATCGGTGATCGCGACTGAACTGGCCGACGTGTATACGACGCTGCCCGGTGAAGTCGTGGCCTACGACGGGACGTTCGTGACGGCGCGCCCGGCGCTGGCCAAGCGCCTGACCAACGGAGACAGCCTACCGCCGCCGCAAGTCGTCCGGGTGCCGGTTTGCTGGCCCGTGGGTGACGTGAACGGTGCCCAGGCGTTGATCTCTGTTCCGCTGAAACCGGGGGATGCGATCAAGCTGTCATTCTCAGCCCGCGCGCTGGAGAACTGGTTGGCGGGCGACAACGGTCCACCGGACGATCCTAGGCAGTTCGACCTGTCGGACGCTTTCGCCTCACCGTTGGTTCGCCCCGGCACGATGGCGGCCGACACCGAGAACGTCAGCATCCAGTACGGGCCCGGCCGGCTGAAGCTGTCGCCGGGTGGCGAACTGACGTTCGAGGTGAAAACCTGGACGGTCAAGGCCGAGCAGACCACTTTCAACACGCCCGTGACGATCAACGGGCCTCTGCTGTATACGCAAGGCATGTCGGGTGAGGGCGGAGAGGGCGGAGCATCAATGCGGATCCGCGGCGGGGTTGCGTACGAGGGTGGTGCCATCACCCATAACGGCAAGAACATCGGCGACACCCACCGGCACCCCTATGCCGGGGGGACGACGGAGGAGCCC